GATCGCGTAGAGGCGCCCAATTTTTCCGCGCACGAATTTTTTAACTAAAATTTAAGTTAGCATGTATTTCAAGCACTTAACTCTCCCCTACACCGCCTCAAGCCTCAATCTTGTAAACTACTTTAACTTTGTAAGATGAGCACATGAACGAAAATACATACGAACTTTACCGTTCCATGCAAGCGGCGGAACTTGCAAAAGTTCTATCCGTTTCTGGCGCTATCGTTTCAAAATTCGTTAGCGAAGGAATGCCACATGTACAAGAAGGAAACAAAAAGAGATTTGACACGCGGAAAGTCATTGATTGGGTGGTTAAACGGGGGGGCCTTGATAACCGAGGGAAAAAAACCTCTAAGGATCAGAGAAATCCAAATACGGCACTGCCTTTGGACGACGATTCAGATGACCCCAACGAGCCATTTTCCGACAATCTTGACCGACAGAGGAAGCTTCAAGGGGACAAAATTGAGCTAGAAATCCAAAGGCGCAAGGGCGAATTGATTGAACTTCGGGCGCATGATGAATTTGTAAACAAGGCAGGATCATTTTGCCGTTCAGCATTCCAAGCCATGCCTAAAAAATTGGCCGTAAAATTGGCAAAGGAACACGACGTTAATGTCATTGAAAAATTGCTACAAAATGAAGTTGTTTCAATTTTGAAAGAACTATCAAATATGAATGTGGAAGAATGATGAGCAGGGCGACCCTAATGAATGATTGCAAGCCATCGCTCAGCAAGTTCCTTCAACTTCTCCACCCGATAGTTCCAAGGGCTTTGCAACCATTCGCCGAAGCAGAGTTCCGGCTACCTAAGGGGCCAAGGAAGGGGCTCATGTACGAGACATCCTATGCCCCATTCAACAAGTTTATTTTCGACGCAATAGAAAATCCATATTGGAGAAAAATTGCCATCCTTGGTCCAACTCAAAATGGAAAAACTACGATCTCAACAAACATCCCATTGCTTTATTTTCTATTTGAGAAAAAAGAAGATGTGATCTTTGGGCTACCAACTATGGAAATGGCCTTTGGTATGTGGAATGAAAAACTAAAACCAGTGATCGAGGATTCGCGTTACGCTGGGTTCCTCCCTGATACGGGCGCAGGGTCAAAGGGTGGACAGTTTGAGGCCGTCCAGTTTAAAAATGGTACCACCTTAAGGTTCATGGCTTCCGGTGGTGGGGCGGCGAACAAATCTAGCCACACGGCACCCAACATCCTATTGACCGAGGTTGACAAAATGGACTCGGCTAGGTGCGAAGGGCGCGAGTCGGACCCAGTTTCTCTTATTATGATGCGTGCCGACTCCTTTGAGGATTCAAATATCATAATGGAGTGCACCGTTTCAAATGAATCAGGCAGAATTTGGCAAGAGGCCATGATCATGGGGACCGGAAGTGAGATTTATGTTCCATGCCCAAAGTGCCACACATGGCAAACCTTGGAACGCGAGGGATTAAAGTTCGATTCTACCTCCCAAACATCAGCTGAAGAAACAGCTCGTTATCAATGTGCTGGATGCGATCATCTATGGACTAACGGGGACCGACTAGAGGCCCTTCAAAGCCCACTCCTGATCCATAAAGGCCAGACGGTCGATGAATTTGGCGTTGTTCATGGACCAGTTCCTCCGACAAAGACATTCGGCTTGCGTTACAATGTACTCCACTCACCAATGCAATCCTTGTCCAAGACAGCAGGCCAGCAATGGGAGGCCGATAATTCGGAGGACAAGGAAAAGAAAAAGGCCATGACACAATCAAAATGGGCGCTACCATGGGATGACGAAGATGTTGTCCGTGACCAATTAACGGCTTCAAGATTGCGGAAATTGTCGGCTGAATGCCGGTATCCGCTTCGCATGGTCCCCGATTGGGCAGATGTCATCACGTTCGGTGTGGATATTCAGAAAGGCTATTGCTTCTTTCAAGCGGAAGCCTACAACCTGACGACCATGCGCTCCATAGTTATTGATTATGGAACGGTTGATCAGCGGGAGGACTCTAATTCAGGAGTTATGAACATGCTGAACGAGGCCAACGATATTGCGATGGAAGGTTGGGCGTCCGAGCTTGGCGGAACAAAGAGCGCAGATTTTCGTTTGGTTGATTGCGGTTACATTCCAGACGTGATTAAGGCTTGGCTAAAAAATAATCGAACTTGGCATGGGCTATTGGGTCGAACTAAAGAGCAAATTGTTAAGATGAAACTTGGCAAGGAGATTTACAAGATCGACGGAATTGTGTCCGTAAGAAATCAAGATGATGGGGTTCCGATTTTTTTTATCGAGTCCGATTCGGTGAAGGCATTGGTCCACGACAGATACCAACTTGAATCGCCAAACATAGATGGATACAGATTTGTGCCAAATGATGTAGATATTACATGGATTAATCACTTAACAGCAGAAAAGCGCATTTATGATCCTTTGGGGGAGTCGTTCCAATGGGTTAAGGTTAGCAGAAGAAACGACTATCTTGACATTAGCGGGTACAACGTGGCCGCTTCGTATTTTTTAAGGGATCGCGAAAAAAGGAAACAAAATCGTGAACAACAACAATCAGAGAGGAATCATCAAGTCCTCAAAGCCCCAGAGCCAGCCATTCCATCCAGCCAAAGGAACGTCGCCCCACCAAGATCGCAAAGGACCCATGGTGGATTCTTTAGCACTAGAGGGGCAGTTTACAGATGAGAAGCCATTGCCTCCAAAGTTGCCAATATTGCAGGGGACAAGGGCTCCGAACAAGGAAATTCCCAAATGCCCAAGGTGCGGTAGAGCTTCCACGGTCGCGACTTCGACCCAAGGGCCTATTCAATATCGGATTTGCCGATTTCCTATTTGCCGTCACAGATACAAAATTGCGCTTTGGAATGAAAATGAGCTAAGTTTGTAAAATTGGCGATTCCATAAACACTTTTTTGACTAGTATAAAAATATGGCATTATTAACGTCACAACTCAACATCATTCAGACCTTGATTGATGAGGATACGATCACCGAGGCGCAGGGCATTGATTTGCTCATGGCGCAAAACGGCTTTAGCGCCGCGCAGAAGACGTTTATTCGATTATTGCCTTTGTCCGAGGCGGATATGGCTACCTTGTTGGCAGAAAATCGGCTCACACAAGAGCAGTTGGAAACTGAAATAAATGAGGTAAAGCTTTCCATCGTTGCCGGTGATTATGATACGGCTAAACGGCAATTGGTGATCGCAGAATTGACCTTGGCTAGCATGCCAGACTACGAGTTGGGCAATAGAAAGATCATGTACAGGGATCAGCTTGCTAGGGTGCGCAAGTCCATCGACGAAATCAAGACCATTAATGCGGGTGCTTCGATAAATCGCCGAGTTGTTGCTAGGCACATAAGGGAATAGGCCATGGGGATTAAAAACACGCTAACTTCCTTGGTTGATGGCTATAGGGAAATATTCCATCCAGAATCACTTGTAAAAGTTAAGGCTGCCCGTTCGGCGTTGAGCTACAAGCACGGAAAGAATCGCCGTTTGGGTCCTCAGAGCCAAGCCGGTAAAGGGTCCGGTGATGCGCACATGGCGTCCACCGAAATGACCATTCTTCGAGAACAGGTTCGCCAACTTGATCGTGATAATTACATCGCCAAATCGGTGATGGACAGAATGCTTGACTGCATTCTCGGTGTTGGCATTAAATTGCAGGTTAGCACGGGAAACAAGCGGGTTGACGCCCTGACGGAAAAGCTTTGGGAAGAATATTGGGGCGGATCGCCGGAAATAAGGGGCCTATGCAATGGGCAGGCGCTCGAAAGAATCATTCTCCGGTCAAGAAAAATTGATGGCGACATTTTAATAGTTCGGATATCAAATGGCTCGATTCAGTTGGTTGAATCGGACCAGATTAGGACGCCTTCATCGCTTCGCAGTGATCGAAATGTAGTGAATGGTGTTAGAGTGGATGCCTTTGGGCGTCCAGTTGAGTTCTATGTATTCCCACATGAAGATGCCGCATTGCTCAGGAATCAGGATATAACCAAGGCCGCAGTTATACGCGCAGAGGACTGCATTTTCGTTGCAGAGCGAAGTCGAATCTCAATGACCCGTGGCGTTAGTGCCTTTGCTAGTTGTATTGACCTGTTCGACGACATTGATGGATTCATCGAAGCCTCCGTAATCCAGCAGAAGGTATCCGCATCTCATGTTATGGTGATTGAGCAGAAGGGTGGGCCAGATATTCTGGACACTGGAACGGCTTACGACTCCAATGGGAGATCCATGCAGGTCGAGGAAACAAGGCCAGGATCTACCTTATATTTGGATGTGGGAGAGAGTGCAAAGGTGCTAGGTGCTCAGCAATCAGGCCAGCAATTCGGGCCATTCGTGACCCAGATGCTTCGCTTTGTTGGGCTCCCCTTCGGGATGCCGTTGGAAATTACGAGTATGGACTTCT